ATCTACTTAAAATGTGCTGGTACATGAGAGGCGGGCTTACCTATGAGGAAGCATATAACCTCAGTGTACAAGAGCGTGAAATTATTAACGACATCATTAAAGATAACTTAGAAACAACTAAAAAATCCAAACTACCATTCTTTTAATATGAAACCAATAGTATTTGTAGGACACAGAAGAAATTTATACGATGTATTACTTGTAGCAAACGACCTAGGACGTAATGTAGTAGGTCTAATAGACAAGTATTTTTATGGAAACACAGACGAAGTCTGTGGAGTTCCTATTATAGGAGCAGATAGCATACTAGAAGATCGTGCATTTGTCGAAGACCATGATTTCTTTTTAACGTCCTGGTGGGACGGCAAAGAAAATTTAGATAACCCAGAACACTCAGGAGATAACTTACGCAAGACTCGCATCAAGTTATTAGAGGATAATGGCATCAAGTGTACTAATCTAATGCATCCAGACTGCAAACAGTTAGACGACACAGAACTAGGTCATGGTATTATAGCAATGCCGTTTTCAGGAATCAGTCATTTTTGCAAAGTGGGAAATTACTCTGTGATAGACTGGTACACATACATAGGCCATAGATGTACTATAGGCAATAATGTTATTGTGGGTGCTAGGTCAACACTAGCAGGTGGTATTATAGTCGAAGACAATGTGAGAATCGGACTCAGTGTTACTATTACTGAAGGTCATAACAGATCAATAACCATACACAAAAACGCAAAACTATGGGCGGGAGCAGTTGTTTTTGATTCAGTTCCAGAAGATTCAAGTTATACACACAATCATCGATTACTTAGGAGACTTACTACGTAAGTCTATTGTTTTCACTTCGCTCAAACAATCTTTTTTTAATAAGAACAATGATTGTTTTTAATTGCATCATCTAGATGTGAGCCATACTTCTCCTATTACAAGGAGAAATAATAGACATCATCTGAGTTTAGTCCATCCTAATTAAAAGAGATTTCTTTTCAGAACAGAGGCGGTTGCCCGGTACCCCTTACTCTAGCTTCATGCAACGGAAGTATATGAGCCGTAATTAGCCAACTCACAGTGACTCCTAGGTTGTATCTGTTTCACAGAGCCTAGATCATTTAGTTTTTACACTTAAATGCCTGTTTGCCGTCCCGTTTCCAAGTCTACTCTTGGAAGTTCCATGCGTTGCCGCAATCTCCTCATAGGACACAGAGAACACTCTGCATCAGTGGCTGATGTTAAAGTTTAGTTTTTGTGTTTAAGTCCTCGAGCAGAAGACCTTTTACTGAGTTACCACCAAGTCGTATGTTGATTATACCGTTATAGTTGTTTTCTTTTAACAGTACACCTTCTATAAATTGATAATATGCTTCGCAGTAGTTTGTTTCGCCTCGAGTATTACAGAGCCTGATTATTTCTCTAGTGAATTTTTCTTTGCCATGTGTGTTTATATCCGCTAGTAGTTGCTCACTAGAGCCCCAATAGGTTTTCCAGTCAGTTTCTACCTTTGAATGTCTTTTGTTTTTCTTGCCTTTTAAGGGAGGTCGTTTCTTAATGGTGTGAAAGAACTTCCTGCCTATATAATCGTGCCCGTTAGTTGTGTTTGTTATTCGATATACAAAGCCATAATATTCGCCGATGTCGTCTGATGTAAACTCTTTTCCTTTATAGATCCAGGGATAATCATATGACATTAATTACTTAATCTTTCTTTTGTAAATATTATAGTAATGTTTATCATAAGTCAACACTATTAAAATATTTTTCATGCCATGTCAACATCATTGTTATAACTTGTAAAGCCGTTTTCCTTAACAACATTTAGTATATTGTTAACACGCCCTGCAAGTTCGTCTTTATGACTTACTAACCAAACTGCCTTGTTGCCTTCTCGTGCCATCTTTTTAAGAATTGCTAGACTACTCTCAACACCTAAACTGTCCATGCCGTGATCAATCATCTCATCAATAAACAACACGTTGATAGGCTGATATAAACTTTCCCATACATCACGAAACGCCCAACTTAAACTTAATATAAGTCTGTTACGCTCTCCACGTGACAAATTGTCAAAGTCTAGTTCTCTGCCTAACTCCTGTATGTCTACAGTCAAGTCACTTAAGAAGTTAACTTGGTGCGGTAATCCAATTTTGTCTAAGTAGTAACTCAGTCTAGCATTTAGGTATGCCAAGTTCTGATCAATTATTGTTTTTCTAATAAAACTGTCTTTGTTAGTTAACAGTTTTAACAAGAAGTCCTGGTGCTCTTGCAGACGTTGTAGCCTGTTAACTTCATCGTAGTTAATATCTTGCACCGCAGTATTTTGCATGTCTTCTATTTGTTCTGTATAGGGATTCTCTTCTGATTGCTTTTGTTGCATCTGCGTCAATAAAGTTTCTACTTGCTGTTTATGATTGTAAGCATCGTCTATACTGTCGTAAAATGTAGGCGGACAAGGTTCGAGTTCGCCAATAAGTCCACGTGCTTCTTCTAGTGTACGCAAATCTTGTTCAGCATTAGCAATATCTTCTGCTAGTTCTTCTAGGTCTTCTTGTTTGCTGACAATAAGTTGTTCTTGTTTAGCATCGTGAAACTCTTGACCACAAGTAAAACACTTATGATCTCGTAGTTGTTCTAGTTCTTTTGTATACTTCTCAATCTTTTTAGCACTAGAGTCCATGGTGTTTTTGTTAGCAGTAATAGCACTGTCTAAATCTTTGATGTTACGTTCTTGTTCTTTGTAGTTAACAAGACACTTATGTGCTTCTAGTTCTGCTTCAATGTCTACCCGTTCTAATTCTGTAATAGCAGTTTGAAAACTAACAATGTCTTCCTTTTTCTTAGTTTCCCACATTACACTACGTCTTTCGAGGTTACTGATTTGTGTAGTAACGTGTTCGTTAGCTTCTTTAACTGCTTTTATCCTAAAGTCTTCGTGTTTAACAGCGTCTTTAGTTTCTTTTATTTGTTCTTTAAGAGCATCTGCTTTCTCACTTAGCATGGTAATACCCAACAACTGCTCGATCATTTGACGTTGGTCATTGGCTCGCATGCTAAGGAAAGGCTCAGTATAAGTGTTTAAGGCAACGACATGCTTGAACATGTCAGGACTCATACCAAGCAGTCGTTCTATTTCTTTTTGTGTTTCTCTGCTATCGCCTTGTGCATTGTCATTTTCCTGCTCAGAGTCGTTAACGTAAAACTTTAATACATTTGGTTTGCGTCCACGTTCAATACGATAACGGTTACCGTCTTTTTCAAAGTCGATAGTAACCATCATTGCTTTGCCGTTTGTTTTATTGATTAGATTTTCTTTTCTAATCTTAGTGAGTGCCTCACCATACAATGCATAACTTAAGGCATTAATGATAGTAGTCTTGCCTGTGCCATTGCGAGCACCACTATCATCACCACCTAAGTCTAAGTTTTTACCTAGTACAAGTGTTAAGTCTGTTCTGTCAAACTGAATACCTTGAGTGCTGTTGCCAACACTCATAAAATTTTTAACTGTGATATCAGTGATTTTAAACATGAGTTAGTATTATATTATAAATTTTGATAAATGTCTAACAACAACTTCTTGTCAAACTGATTACTGTCAATTGCAGTAATTTGATTGGTTACAATCTGATCTACACTCTTAAACTCTACTTGTATAGCAGTAGCGTCTTGTTCACTGTGTTCATTTTTGCGTGGCATGAGAGTAATCTCACGCAGTTTGTGTGTGCCTATAAATGTGTCTTTGATAAAGTTTGCTTCTTCGTAACTGATTTCAATATCTAAGTTTACTCTAACATGCATGTTAGGCTTTAAGATATCATCAGCGTGGTCAATAATCTGACTTAAGTCATACACACGATAACTGGGCTGGTCGGGCCAACTAACAAACTCTGGGTTGCCTCCCCATTCTAGTATCATAAGTCCACGGTCATCGTCTCCTGCATCAGCATAGTTATGGGGAAACGCATTGCCTGTGTATGTAATGTTGCCTTGTGTTTGTCGTTTGTGAAAATGTCCACTAAACACATGCTCTATGCCACCAAAGTGCTCGTTCTTAATGTCACCGTGATCGGGCATCTTTACCATGGCATTCATAAAGAAGTTGGGCAACTCAAAGTGTCCAAACATATACTTGCCGGACATTTTAGGTATCTTCTTATGCTCATCGCCAACCAGCCAAGGCACAATTATAATGTCATCTTCATTATAAAAGTTATTAACTATTTCAATGTTGGGAATGTGTTTAGCCCACTCTGCTGACTGCACATCACGCTTGTCTCTGTAGTACAAGTCGTGATTGCCAGGGATAAACAAGACTCTATCAAAAGCCTTGCCCAGTTTCTCTAAGGCTTTAAGACTGTAGTTAAGTGTAACAATGTTGATACTAGCACGGTTGTTGTGCCAGTCTCCCATCATTATACAAGTATCACAGTTCTTTTCTTTTGCTGTTTTAATTACCCAATCAACAAAAGCCAAACAATCATCATTATGTAAATGACTGTTCGACTTCAGTCCAAAGTGGATATCCGTAAATACTGCGGCTCTTTTAAATGCAGGCATTTTAATAGTTTACAGTAACTAGTGTAAAAGTCAACTAGTAAATTTACCAGGGCGATTGCGTTCTGCTTCTCGATCAAATGCTTCTGAGTTTTGTCTGCTAAAACTAGGAGTGAAGTCATTCATTTCCAAAATGTCATCACGTATGTTTTGAACTTTCTTCTCAATGTGCAACACTCTGGTAAAACTATTAGTAATAGCGGCAGTGTAATAAGCAAATGGATTTTGTGATTTAGACTCATCAAACTGCAAACCAATTTGTGCCAACTGTAACAATGCTTGGCTACGCATCTCATCATTGTATGTATATCCACGCCAGTTTGAACGAGTAGCATACCGCTCACACAACTTCATAAACATGTGTGCTAGTTTGTTAGTCATTTGACCGTGATCTTTTGAGAACTCACCGTCCTCTAGAGTTCCTTTCCAATGACTTTTACCAACAATATATGGTTCTAAGTCTTCTGTGACTCTGTAATGTAAGAACGGAGGAAAGTTGCACTTTACATAAAGCGCAGATTCCTTTTTAACTTTCTTTGGAATCTCATTGCCATCTTTATCGTAAGAAGTTTTTGTTACAACTGGTTCGTCTTCAGTCTCACCTTTAACAAGAACCTTTTTAGGTTCTTTAGGTGGAATGTGTTCGAATGTCATAACTCTAAACACTAAGTCCGTAACAGGAATACTACTAGGTTTAATTTTAAACTCGTCTAGTTTGTATTTTGTTTTAGGCTCTGCTTCCAGTGCCGCATCCAATGCTAGTTTAGCAAGACGTTCTGCACGTAACTTAAGTGCTTCTTTAACATTTGTTTTGTTAATTTTGCTTACATTGAGCAAAATCATGTCAAAGTCTGCATCTTCTGAGCTTGTGTATTTGCAATACGTTGTTTTAGATTTGTGTATTTCTTTGAGGATATCTTTGTTATTAAGATAGTTCTTTTTTCTCATACTGATATTTATCCTTCTTTATAATAGCATATTATAACACAAATAAATACATAAAGTAAAGGAAAAGACATGGCTTTTGGTGGACCTAAAAAAGGAGATCCTTTTTTAAATATAGGAAATACCAGTATTGTAAAAAACATTACTGGCGCCTTGGGTAAGTTAGGATCTGTTATAAGTGATCCTAGTAGTGCAAGACTAAGCATTAATAAGTTGTTGTTCGGAGGCTTTCCAGATATTGGCGGCAATACGCCAAATATTAACTTTGGTATTGAACAGCTAGGTACCGCAGGATCTATTGGCACAGAAGATGATTGGAGAGTTCGAATTACTGCTCCAAGTGGTAGCCCTTTTAATTTTAATACTGGACCACTTGCGGCACTAGCTCAAGACGGCGGAGTAGTGTTTCCGTATACTCCAACGGTTAACGTTATACATAACGCAAGCTATAGTAATTTAACACCAACACATAGTAACTACCCCAGTTATTTTTACAACAACAGTGAAGTTGCTGGAATACAAATTTCCGCTGATTTTACCGCACAAACCACAACAGATGCCGCATACGTACTAGGTATGATATGGTTCTTTAGATCAGCAACTAAAATGTTTTACGGTGGTCAAAACTCAGGTAATCCTCCACCAATTTTATACTTAGATGGTTACGGAGACTACTACTTGCCACACGTTCCAGTAGTAGTAACAAACTTTGGACACACTATGCCTAGTAATACAGATTATATCGAAACACAGATCAGTTCTAGTCAAGTAACCTCAGTAGCGTCTTTTGGTGGAGACCAATTAACACCGTCTAACACAGTGTTTACTGGTCTAGCCAGCGCACAAAATCAAAACGATGCCGCCCCAACAAATTCTGCAACAGACGAAAGGTTAGTAGAGACTAAAGGATCCAAACAAAGAGTACCAACTAAGTCCTCTATAAACATTGGACTACAACCAGTATACAGCAGAGATGCTATTTCCAACAAATTTAATTGGGAAGATTTTAGTAAAGGCAATTTACTGAAAGGTAAAGGAGGATTCTTATAATGGCAGTTACCTACAAGAAAACTAGTCCATATTTTGATACTAAGGTTGTTAGTAACAAGTATTTAGATATTTTAAAATTTAGAAGAATACCTGCTAGTTCTAGCGATGTTCCGTACACAATAACTAACACTTACCACCAAAGACCGGATTTATTAGCATATGACTTGTACAAGGACAGCAACTTATGGTGGGTGTTTACTGTTAGGAATCCTAATGTCATTAAAGATCCTATGTTTGACTTTAAAATAGGCGTTACGATCTATATTCCTAATAAAGAAACGTTAGACAAAGCACTAGGGTTATAAGTTATGGCTGATGGATTAAGTGCCGCTCAACAAAAGAGAC